AATTCAACAGGTTTATAACAATATATTATATCGTATACGATAATTTTTATCCATAAAATAGCATAGTGTAGTTTTTAACTGATTGGCCAAAACGTATTTTTCAAAAATACTTCCACAAAATTATATAGTTTATTATGAAATTTTTGCCGTATTTTTGCCGGCAAATAAAAAAGAGGGGTACCGCTATGGTACCCCTTTCTTATTAATCTAATTCAACAAGGCGTTTCAATTCGCCGTTTACAAACCACATTTCACAACGTACGTTGTTATGGTCTGTGAGTGTTGCAGTATATAAACCGTCTTTCTTTGGGTTTACTTCTTCCGCGAACATATGAGTTTTGCCTTCAAATGTAAATGTTTTCATAATATTTCCTTTCCAACTGTCAACTAATAGTTTACTGTTGCAATCCGTGCAACTCGGAGATAATCGGATCACCTACCATTTCGCAAATGTATAAAGCGCGCTGGCCCCTTTGAAATGCTTACCGTCAAAATGCGCTAGGCCTTGAAAGTCGCCAGCTTGATAACCTACCGTTTCGTATACCTTACCCGTTTCCAGTACAGTAACGCCACCCATTACACGATGCACTTTATTAAGATTAATCTTGTATACATCAATCTTTTGTTCATCGGTATTTTCTACTACGGCAGTTCTATCACTTTTTTCTATAGCTTCCTTTGGAATAGTAGGCGATTTTTCTTTAATGGCGTTTTTCGTAACTACTGCCGCATCATGTAGCGTTGGCGCTTGCGTGTAATACGTTACTACCGGCTGCGCGGTTTCCTTATACGCAATAACTTCCTTCGCTACGTTTGGCGATACGTTAAGCGCTTCCCCTAATTTAACAGGGTTCTTCGCCACGGTCTGATTGATAATAACCGGTTCTTGTAGCTTTTTGGTATGCATCATATTATAGGCGAACAGGCCAGCAACTACCACCAGCAGCATAAGCAATGCTACTGTGATAACTGGTAAATACGCCCTTATGAATTGCTTGATAGTATCCATACAATACCCCCGTTAGATAGGCCAATTCAATACTAAATCCGCATCAAATTCCTTACCTTCAATGTTTTCAGTAAATGTATATTGCCACAAATTAGCGCCTTCATAGTCGCATTGGCTATTAAGTTGTGCGCACCAAATAGCACAACCGCCCAACTGGCTAATATCTAATACATTTACTAACCAGTCATAACTAGCATATAGGCCGGTATTTACGTAACCAGCTTGCCATAACTTATTGATGAACACGCTGCATATATTAGTTAGTTGCTGGTCTGTTGGCATGCCACGTTCTGCCTTGTAGTCGTCAGCATCTTCCATGTCGAACCATACGCCCATTGGCAACTTATCCACAGTTAAGCCGGCATCATTAAGTGTATTCAAAACGAATTCCGCTTCTTCTGCTGCGTGTTCTTCATTCATAGCATAGGAATAATGGTATACGCCAACTGCCAAACCAGCATTAATAGCACCATTAATATTGTTATAGAATTCACTATCTAAATTGCCACGGCCATAACCGATGCGAATGATCGCGAAATCAAACCCATTAGCCTTTACCGCGCCCCAGTCAACTACGCCGTTATTTTCGCTTACGTCAATACCTCTCATGGTACCCCCTTATAATTTCACCTTGTTTTCAATTTTTGTTCGGATTAAATCTAGGAATTTACCTAACATAGCATTTCCGCCGTCGCGTAGGTTTTCCATGATAGATAGAAATTCACATGAACCCAGATATAACCATACTAACGAAACCGCGAATTGTCTTTGGCCGCTCATTTCATCGAATAATACGGCCGCCATTGTAGCTGCAATATACGTTAATACTTTAAACACAAAACCTTTTCGCATGTATCGGCTAGAAATTAAACCTTTTTCAAACGCCAACGGTATTGCGCGATATTTTTCCCATACGGCTATTTGGTCTTTATCATATCCGTATTCATCAATTAACATTTGATAGGCAATAGCGGCCCATTTAGTGAAAAGGTCTATGAATACCAATAAAATAAACACGCCCAAAATCTGGACGTGTTTAATTCCAATTACCCATATGGCAACGGCAGCCGCACCGCTTAATATTGCTTTCAGTACAAAACTATCTGTTAAAGAGTTCCAACCCTCAACAAAAAACTTCAAAATAAACTCCATTATGCGCCCCTTTATTTAACCTTACCTAAACCATAAACGCTGCGCGCTATATTGGCTTTTCTCATATTAATTTTGTCTAATTGTTCCCTCTTTTGTTCGCCGCTCATGCGTTCATTATTAATGATCGCCTTAGATGCTTTGTTCAAACCTTTTAGGCTATCACTTGCATTTTTGAGTTTTGCGAATTCCTTGGCATCGTATCCTTCCGGCCGTTGCCCTGTTAATTTGAATTCATTATGTAGCTTTTCTTGCTCCTTATAATCATCATATACCCTCTGTACACTATCCGATGATTGATAAGGCGCCACCGTGAACCCTCTTAACCCCGGCGCTTCATACCATTTTTTAGATGCATTATTTTCTTTTGCACCAGTAGCCGCATCAATGCCGCTTAAACCTAAACCAGCAAGGCCGCCGCCGTACCCTCTTATTGTATTATCTACAATATACGGCGAAACGTTGATTTTATCGCCTACAAATTTTGCAACTTCGCTTGTATTAGCGCCGTACTGTAAATGTGCCGGTAAATTTTCTTGAGATTGCGGAATAATATTCCGTTGTCTGAATAAAGAGTAATTTGTCATAGCTTCAACAACCGGTATCATAGCCGTAGGCATAAAACTAGGTGCAAGGCTATCTATCACCCTATCGCCGAAACCTTTAAAACCTACGCTTTTACGGTTGTTTTTTGCATCGTCAAAATACTGTAACATGCGTTCAAACGATGTACCGAATAAAACGCCAGCTTCAAATGGCTTAGGAACACGATACATATTTTCTTTGCCCGGAATAATCCAGAATGTATCTTTTTCCCATTGCGGCAACTCTTGGTAACGCTCATCATCTTTATTCATATACCATAACAAAACACTTGGTAACGTAATATATAGCATGGTTTTAACCGTCATACCGCGCGGGTCTTCCTTAAAAGCACGGGCCATTTTGTCGGCGCCTTGAATTGTAGCATTAAAAAAGGCTATTACTTGATTTGCTTTTTTAGTATGCGAACCTCTACGGCTAAAATCTAGCGTTATATCACGGCTTTCAAGCGCCGCTTCCCTTGCAGTTAAAGGCTTTCTATCTTTCCCAAATAGGCGATTACCAACCCCAGTATAACCCTTTCGTGCATTATCAAATTCCGCCAATCGTGTTGCCATTTCTGTTGCTTCACTCATGGCGCGCAATACTTCAATAGGGTTTTTAATCAACTTAGTAGCCTTACTTTCACGGCTCATAATATCGCGTAATTGGCCGCCTAAATAGTCGCGGTCTAAGGAAACCATTGCCGCATGTGCCGCGCCAGATTTCATATATTCCCAGTATAAATCGCCTTTTTTAAGGAATAGCGATAGCCCTTTAAAAGTATCAAGAACAGGAATAAAACCGTGTTTCGAATAAATAGATGCACCTATCATATCGCGTACAGGGTTCCGCAAGATAAATTCTGGTGATAATGTAGCACCAGCGCGTAACCAGTTGGCCGGATATGATAAGATTTTTGCAACCATGTTTGATTGATCTTTATCTAACATGCGCATCGTTTGAATAAGTTCTGGCGTTGTTTCATACGTTACTTTTTCGCCGTTTTCCCAAACATTAAATGTATTATCTGTTGCCGCTTTGTTACCGTTTACACGTTCCACTATTTGCCCTACGCCGTTTTTATCGGCCAGTTTTGCAAATGTACGCCCAACGTGATTGCGTTCTACTGCGTTATAAAATTGGAACGTATTCTTTACGATACTTTCCAACGGATCAATAATATCGCGCGTACTGCCTTTAAAACGTTTTACCGGACTAGATACATCAATAAAGCCCTTCCCGCCAGATAAGAATGATTGCATGCCAGCATCTGACATATCGCGGAAAAACGGAATGTAATGCGGGTACATTTTGCGCATTGTATGATATGCCTTGGCCGTCAACATGCCTTCTTTAACCAACATTTGCAACATGTAATCTTGATATTTATATATTGCAACTGCCGCCTTTTGAAAACGTTCATTTCCGGCGTGCTTACCTAGAACGGCAGCATCTTCGGTATAATCAAACGTTGCTTTTTGTTTATTTTTATGTAGGTCTAAATCATGCAAGGCCACAAGGTATGCGGAGAATTCCTTATGTTCCTTTTCGCCTATGCCTTTCAAAATATCTTTTAACGATTTGATGCCATGTTCCGGCGCACCGTGTTCAATAAGCGTTTCAGCTTTACCAACCCAGCCACGCGCTAACCACGCTTGCATATATGGATTATCATCAAAGGCAATCTTTTCGCCTGTTTGGCGTTCTACTTCTTCAACTAAATCCTTCAACGGGTTCAATTCATCAACGGCTTTAGTGTATACATCATTTAACGCTTTTTTAATTACGTCTTTAGCTTCGCCACGCTTAACCGCATCAATGGCTTGGCTTACTTTACCTTTACTTTCAAACGAAATACTACCTTTGATACGTTCCGCCCCGCCTTGACGGTGCCATTCATGAACCAGCTGCGATAACTTATTGGTTATACCGTTCAATTCTGGTTCTTTTGCGATTGCTTCCATAAAGTGATTATAAAATTCTGGAAATTCACGTTTCGCTTTCGCCCGATCACTTACATAATCTTTGAAAAATTCCGCGTAACCTTCGCCGCGTATACCGTCCATACCTAATTTATTGTATGCTTTACCGAACCGGTCTTGAATTACGCCGTTAAATTCGGTATTGAACCGTGCATCTTTACTGAAACCAAAATAATTATCTACATAATGCCCTAATTCATGCATGATAACTGGAATTTCCCCATAATTACCGCTACGAATTACATCGGTTTTAGTATTATACCAGCCGCGCACATTATCACGACCCAAACGGCCACTTTTAACACGTTGATTAAATAAGTTATTAACTGCATCTAATATCTCCCTACGCGTTACGCTTCGGCCTAACCGTTGCACTTCATCAATGCCAGTATGTGGCGTTTCATTACCTTTAGCGCTATATTGTAGCGGTTCCGTAGGTCTAACGCCTTTACTTTCCATGTATCTATTCGCCATTGCTTCGTTGCCGTCAAAGGCTTTTACAACCGCATCGCGTACTTGCTCATGCGTTGTATTGTCTAATAGCTGGCTAGGTTGCTGCGCGTATTTGCTCACGCCACCTTCTGCCGGTTCTGACTGCATTAATTTCAATTCTTGCGTATCTGCAATTAGTTCAGCAGCACGATCACGGCGAACCGTTTCCATGTATTCGTTGTTCAATCGTTCAACTGGTACGTCTAGGCTTTCAGATAATCGAACCTTCACCGCATCAAGTTCCGTTTTTGGAATATCTGGCTTTGTGGCCTTGTTTAAATCCTTCAATATTTCCGTGTTAGAATTTACTTTATTTTCTAATTCGGTATATCGTGGTTTAGATGTATCATTTTTTAATTCGTTTATGATAGTTTCTTTTGCTTTTGGCGGTAAATCGTCAATCGCATTTCGTAAACTTTCGTTTGGTGCATCTTCTTCATACCTAAATTGAGTATTTGCATCGTTTTCAAGTGCTTTTTCTTCGATTTTAGGTTTTTCACCCTCTACAAAGTCAGTATTTATGCGGTCTTTCGGCTGAAATTCATTTATTTCGCCTGTACGGGTCGTTTCGCCTTCGCCTTGATAGTTTATACCTAAATCTTCGTTTTTAACCTGTTTTTTATCGGTATTTTCTACGAAACTGTTTAAATCGGTATATGTTTCTTCGCCGCTTACTGGTTTTTCGTTTTCTATAAACTCATCTTTAAACGGTTGTTCATTACCTCTATAGTTAGGGTCTAGCGTACTATCTTTAAACGATGTATTATCACGTGGCCTATTTTCATATTTACCATAGTTGCCGTCGAATGTTTCTTTAGCAATTTGCGCCCGCACATCATCATGTGCAACTGCTGGGTCTGGTCTTTCATAATTTTTTCGTATGATAACGGCCATTTCTTCCGGTGTTGCATCTGGGCGCGCGCGCATTGCTTCAAGTGCAGCGCTTTCGGTATTGTGCAATTCCCATACGCTGAAATCAACTTGCGTTCTCCAATCCCACGGATCTAACCCACGACTTTCCGCAAATTTCAATAAACCTTTTTCGCCGTTCAATCTATCGCCAGTAAATTGAACCAAACCACGGGAACCGTAACCGTCGCCACTTGTAACAGTCGTATTAAAACTACTTTCGGCGCCAATATTACCAGTCATGGCAGCCGCTTCAACGTCGCTTAAACCATTCTGACGATATCGGTTATATATATCCGCTTGGATATTACCGGTTTCACCTTCCATAGGTTGACCGCTTAAACCGCCTTCGGAGTATTCGCGCGGTTCTACTGCGTTACTTGGTTCTTCCGGTACTGGTACGTCATCAAAGGCATTATACATAACGCCCTCTTCAAGTTTTGGCGCATCTTTTGTAAAACGTTCGCCAATATCTTCAAAGGCATTAGATGCTTTTTCTTTGATGTGTTCCGCTGCACGTCCTACACGTTCACCGATTGCACCACTTACTTTCTTAGGTGTTGCCCCGTGTATCATGGCAGCCGGTAAAAATACGTCGCCCCATAAGTTAGTAGGGTTCATGGCTATATTTTTAGCAAATTCCCCCGGGTCGTCAATTAAGCGTTCTACTGGCTCGGCCACAGGGTCTACTAAAAGATTTTTCGCCGTAGCAACATATTTATTCCCTAAAAATCCGTCTGGTGCCGTTCCGTCGTTTTCTGCGGTTGCATTGGCGTTATACATATCAACCGTATCACTTGCAATTGTAGGCGCGGCAAGGACGCCAGCAGCTATTCGCACCGGTGGTGGAACGTATGGCGTAATTGCCAGATATCCGGCCGGCTTACCAACTGCGGCATTATATGTTTCTACGTGCGCTTTACCTAACCCCGGTGTAGAATATTCGTCGATAAACTCCCCATTATCATCAAATTTAGAAAAGTTATCGCCATTAGCATCAATCGCATTGGCAGCACTTTTAGAATACTCATTACCCAGATTATTTGATTTGTTTACTACATCATCTTTCCACGCCGTTAAGGTATTGCCTACATTGTCGTTAATTTCTTTGCCGGTTTTATCAATCCATTCAATATTGTTTTTAACACCATTAGCAACATATTCGGCATTATTTTTAACGCTATCCCAAAACGTAGGCTTGGGCGCGTTGCCTACGTCATAACCGTATTCGGTTGTTATATCTTCAAAGGCGTTACCGTTTCCAGCTGCCTTGCCGTATTGGCTTGTAATATCATCAAACGCACCCATAGTCTACCCCTTTATATTTAATAAGACTTTAACCACGATTTATATTGACCGTATCCGGCCGCATCAAGTTCCGCCGCAATCTGATCATCACTCCAGCCTTGCGCTGAAAGTTCATTCATGCGTTTGGAAATTGCTGCTTGTTCTTCGCTTGAATAAGTCGGCTGCCGTTTAACTGTTGGCGTTCCAGCACCACCACCGCCAGCAGTAGGCGCACCACTTAACGCGCTTTGTAACTGCCCGTAATAAGGGCTTTCAGTTTCTGCCTTGTCTGGGTTAGCTTTAACCCATGCGGTGTGTTGAGCGGATAACGTACGCAATACTTGCGCGTTATATCCGCTAGTACCGGATTGTGTAGCCGTTGCCGGTTTAACGTGCGTACCTACATATTTCATGCTGCCGTCTGTGCCAACAATATACGTTTTTCCGTCTGGCATAACTTTAATGTTTTTAGCCCCGAAATTACCGATATTTTTCATTTGGCCGTCCGGAGTCATAACAATAACTTGACCGTTCGCAAATTGTTTTGTTTCAACCTTGCCATAACCGCCCATATCTTGAATAGTACCGTCGCCCATGTTGTAACGTACAATATGGCCGTTTTGTGCACTACTAAATTTATAATCCGGTTTATCAAGTGCCGCAATAGAATTCAAGTTATTCATATCAATAGTACCAGCACCAACTTTACCGGCTAGATAGTTATATCTTGCAACGGCTGGCGCCAACCCTTTAACCCGTTTTGTGTTATAGGTATCTACAACCGGGTTGCCGTCTTTATCCTGTGTAAATACAAGGCTATTCATGATTTGCTGGCGCATTGGTTCAAGCACTTTTTCTTGATATTCGTTGACTTGTTGCATATACATATTGTTAACGTCAGTTTGATATTGTTCGCTGGCTAGGCCTTGCGCCGTTTTAAAATCAAAACCGGCTTTAACTAGGGCCAACGTATTGGCCCCTAGTTGTTTACGCGCTTCACTTGTTACGCTTGCTTTGTCTGGTATAGAGTATTGGCCCGGCGCTTTATCCGCATCAGTATTACCATTTTCTACCGATTTGGGCGCCCCATGAAAAGGTGCGTTTGCCCGTTGCTGCATCATTTCTTGATATGTTTGCGGTATACCGTTATTAATACCAGTATTATTTAGATTTTGAAAGTTCCATAACCCCGTGTTTTGTTGCGGTTGCGCTGGTGTTGCCGGCATTTGTGGTGCCTGTGCTGCCTGTGCTTGCAACTGCTTTTGTAATGTAGGGCTTGGCTCATTCATATAAGCGTTAAAGCGTTGATCAGTAACAGGGTTAGCCGGCGCATCTGTGTTAGCTTGCATCGGTTGCGCTGGTGCAGCTGGATTTTGGCCGCCCCATAATCCGATATTGTTCTTTTGCATCAAGTTATTAGCGAATGTGTTATTAGAATTAGACAATAACTGGTTGATTTGACCGGCGCTATTAGGTTGTTGCATACCCATTCCCGCCATACGGTTATTGTTATCCATAATTTGCGGTGTGTTCGGGTCTTGTTCGCCGCCAGCACCACCGCCACCGCCTAGCATTGCTTGATAGCCTTTAGCCATTTTGTTATTCTGCAATGCACCTAAACGATGTGAGAAATATTGACCAGCTAATTCGCCTAACGCCGCCCATGGTTCAAAATCTTTTACGTAGATAACGCCCATTGTGTTATTCCTCTACTTTCTTATTANTTCGGTTGCTGCTTCTTCGGTTGCTTCCTCTACTTGTTCATCTTTCTTGCTGGATTTTTTAGTTGTTTTTTTAGCTGGCTTTTCTTCCGGTGCTTCTTCTGGCGCTTCTGCTGCTGCATCTGCAATAGCCTTCAATTCATCTTCATTGATGCCTTCGGCCATAATACCGTTAGCATAGAATAAATTATCGCCAGTACATTGCAATTCGTATACGTGTTCAGTATTGCCAGTTGCTTCGCTTAATGTTACCGGTTCATAAGCGTTAACCGTCATAATAACTTCGCCAACTACCAATTCATTAACTAATTTCAAGCCTTCCGGAGTTAATACCTTTTCTGTGCCTGTAGTTGTTACGCCAAAGGATACAGTTTCAAGGCGATGTGTTTCTTTTTCGCCCATATCATGCAATGCAATTACATCATTAACCGCACCCAACGTAATAACAGTATCACCATTTACAAACGTTTCAATAACCTTTCCGCCTTCTGGTGTTGCAATTTCAGTACCCGCTACAAAACAAAAACCTTTCATAAGCCCTCCAAAGAAACCGCCAGAACCTTGCTTAACCATTGTTTGTGCTGGTTGTGCTAGTCCATAGCGTAATGACATAAATCTATTAAGTAAATCTTCTTGATCCGCGTTATTTAACTGGCTCATAGAGTAGTAATCTTTGGCCGGTTGAATTGCCGCGCTTTGTGTTGTTGCGCCTGTATTAATAGGGTTTTGCGCTAACCCTTCGCGTTGACCTACTAAACCAGCTGCGGTGCCGGCGTTATTCATCTGATTTGCATAACCTTGGTTCATTAGATTTGCTTGATTAATAATACCGTTTTGGTTGTTATTGTAGGTATTACCCCATAACCCCATTTTCGCACCGATACCGCTTAAATTATTATTAAGCGCTTGCGTATTAAGTGCAGCCGCTTGGCCTAAATCATTTGAATATTGTGCCGCAAGTGTATTAGATGCGTTCTTGCTAATATCATTTAATGCATTATCTGTAATAGATGAATTCACAATACCGCGACTTGCTAGGCCAGAAACTGCATTGCCTACTGTTGCCTGTAAATCATTGTTTAACGCTTGCCGTCTAGCATCCGCATAGCCTGTTGGTAGTTGGCCGTTTGTGATACTATCCATTGCGTTTTGATTTTGTAGCAATGCGCCATTATATTCGTTAGCCAGTTGGCTTGCGCCGTTGTTCATAGTATCAACGCTTGCCGCTAACTGATTTGCATACCGCGTGTTATCAGTCAAATTCTTGGCGCCGGCCGTTGTTACTAGGTTCTGTAATGCCCCTATTGCATTTTGATTGCCACGATTAGCGCCTAAATATGAATTATACATATTGCCGTATTCTGGCGTTATCACGTTATTCAAGGCCGCATCGCCCATACCTTGCAAGGTGTTGGCGCTTCGATTGGTGTTATTAATCCAATCCATTTGGCCTTGTAATAGTTGCTTTTCGTCGGCCGTTGCCGTAGGTAGTTTGGCATCAATGCTGCTTACCTTCGACTTTTTACCGCCGCCGCCAAATAATTGCAAGTCAAATTTAAACATGCTTTTCCTTTCTACAAAGTCGCTTCAAGGTGTTTACGCACCGTCTTTAACACTTTGTAATCAAACCCATTATAGGTGTAGTCCATTTCTGGAACGCGTTCCATATTCCATTTTTTTATGAAACCGCGCACGCTTCGATGTGTTGCCGTTACAATTACATCAAGATCATTCATCTTCATTACTTCAACGATATACTTGCCTATTACTTTCATATCGCCGTATGTTTGCCAGATAGTAAAATACCGTTGGCCGTCATGTTCGTTGATAGTCCAGAATAAGAACCCAGCATTAGGGAACCATTTGAAATAGTAATTGTATTTGTCTTTGTAGTTATTATTTTCATCAAAATAAAACCCTTCAAGACTAACACGTTCACCCGTGCGCCGTTCATAGTCTTTTATCATGCTTTCAAGGCTTTCAAGTTGCATCGTTAATCCCCTATTCGTTCTATGCTGAATTTATTGCTATTGCTTCCGGCTTGTAATTGCCTATCATAATATCCGTTAATAGTCAGTTTTAAACGCTGATTGCCATACCCTTGCCCAATAATACTCATTACTATTTCAAGGTTTCTGTTATCATTAATGCGTATTTCTCGACTATCGCGCGTGCTTCCGTCTATTGTGATACGATAATTGCCACTTGGGAAAAATACTGTGTTACGCCATTCTGAGCGATCACTTGCCGGTCTATCTACATAAATATTATTAAAAGCAACTGGATTATACTGCACCGAATACGTGCTTCCGTTTTTAATAACTTTTAATGGTGTATTGTCATTCCCGATGCGTGCGTATAATTCGGTTCCATTAAATGGAACCTTAATATTTTGGCCGTTAGTTAATGCTGCATCTGTAGTTAATCCAAACCGGTATGTATGGCCGTTATATTCTAGTACTAAATTAGGCATATTATTCCACCTTCAACCTTGC